ACAGGTCGGAGGTGATGCACATCCACGCCTGGGGTGATGAAGCCTTCAGCTCTGCACCGCTCGCACAAGCCTTTGGCACGTCGGAACACCTCGGCTCGCAACAGCTTCCACCGCTTGTCGTTCAGCAATCGCTGGTATCGTGGGTCTCTGCTCACCGTCCGTCCTCCTTGTCGAACAGGCTGTCCATGTCCTGATGCTTCTTGCGGCGTGTGCGCCGGCCGTACTCAATGGCTTTGCCGTAGTCGGACCGCTGCGCATCCTCGAATGGTGCCTGAAGGTCGCGCTTGTCTTCATCGCGTTCCAGCTCGCCCACGATGTCTATCAGTAGTTCCAGTATGCTGGAGCATTGTCGACATACGGCCATGAAGCGGAGGCGGCGGTAGAGGCTGGGGAAGGTGAGGCACATGAAGCGTTCGAGTATCTGCTGTAGGTTCATGGTCTGCTTCCACTCTCCGAAGAACGGACGTTCCACATGCACTACGCGGATGCCCTTCTTGCCGTTCTTGTCGTTCAGGTAGTAGGTTGCCTCGCTGATCTCGGGTTCGGCGTCTGGGTCGGCCACGTTGAAGTTGTCCTTCCACCCGATCATGTGCTCCAGCATATTCATTGCCTTCTCCACCATCGGGCTGAGCTTTGTCTTATCCTCCATGTACCGGCGTATGCAATCGCACGTGTTCTGGATAATTGAGTAGATGCTGATGCCCTGCCGTCGCTCTATGCGCTTCATGGCATCGTAGGTCTCTGTGCTGACCTTGGTTTGCATCATTCTATATTTCTGCTTTTCTTCCATCTTTTATAAGTCTTAATACAACGTCGGCTATGTCTGCCTTCTCTCCGTCCTCGGGCTTCCACCAGTCGCGGACAGCCTGGGTGTTGAGGTGTAAGTTGGGGTACTGTAGCTCGTTGGCCTTCCTGATCCAGCGGCTGATGCCGTCGCGGTCGGGGAAGAGCACTATCTTCCTGCCCGCATCCATGAGTGGCTTCAACCGCTCGCGGCTGAGGTTTTGCATCCCTGCGCACGCCATCCATATCTGTGCGGCATGGTTGCCGTAGGCAGCTGCCATAATGACGGCTGTCTTCTCACTCTCCACAATGTTTATTGCCGCATCTGGCCAGCGGTTCATGAGGTGCTGACCGAACAGGCAGTAGCTTGCCGCCTCCTTCTGCTCGTCGAAGTGGTTGCTACCGCGGGCATACCGCATCCGGGCATGGAGCCATGTCTGGTTGTATGGGTCGTCCTTCATGCGGTGGCCATCCTCCTTGTACTTCATCATGTGGCAGTTATGTAGTATGTTCTGCTCATCCAGCATCCACCACATCGTCCATTCATGATGCTGCCGTTCGCCTGTGGCTCGGTTCTCTGTATCGAAGTACGTATGCCCTACGTGATAGTCCGTTAGGGCCTCTGTGAGCCTCTTACGCGCCGCATCGTCCCACGGCTGCTGTTCTATCCAGTGAACGAAGTTATCGCGCTCTGTGTTGGCATAATAGCCTATCCATTCGGTAGGCCATGTGCGCTTAGGCAGGTTGTCGGGTATCTCAGTCATGTCTCTTGGTTTAGCAGGTTTGATATTTTTGAACTTCTCGCGGTCGTAATCCTCCTGGATGGGTATGCCGTACTTGGTGGCCAGATACCGCAGCGCATCGGGGTAGGAGAGGTGCTGATAGTTCATCAGGAAGTCAATAGGGCCTCCCTTGGCATCGCAACTGAAGCATACGTAGCAGTTCCTGGCTGGATGCACAACGAAGCTGCCCAGATGCTTATCGTCGTGAAACGGGCACAGGCACTGGTAGTTGACTCCCTTCTTCTTAAGCGTCAGGAAGTCGCCTATCACGTCCACGATGTTTGCCGCGTCCTTAATCTTCTGTTCTGTGAATTTATCCATAATATTTTCTATGTAAAGCCGAGCGTGTATGTGCGCGTGGCGCGTGTGTGTGGTTTCGTGTGCCAGTGCCCCAGCCCCATAGCGTTAGGGGCATGGGCACCCGTAACCCGCACCGTGTTTGGTGGTTCTTGCCCCCCATATACCTTTAGGTATATGCGGAAGTTGGTACACGGGTCAGAACGGGAGCCTGTCTGCTGGCATAAGCATGTAGTAGTTATTGTCCTTGATTGTAGATTCTGTAAGCAGTCCCTCCTTAATTGCTAACATAAGGTCTGCTTGTTGTCTGCCTGAATTCTTCTGACCTCCAATATCTCCGAATATCTTTACTTTAATATCCTTGCGATTCATTGGCCATTCATACTTGTCGTCAGCCTCTTTGATCCACTTCATAATATCATCCACACTATCATGCTCTGGCTCTGATCTACGGCTGTCGCCTGGGTTGCTCACAATCTTGGGAACTCCCAGCTTGCCGGCATCGTCGGTCACCTCGAACTTCCAGTCTTCCATGTCCTTGTCGCGGGCATCCTGCTGCTTGACGGTGAATGTAACTATGCCGTTCTTTTTCTCCTTGATGCTTATCAGCGTGTCGCTCACCTTGTTGCCCAGCTCAGTACCTATCCAGCCGCGCATCTTAGCTTCCTCGCTGTCTTGTGTACGTCCGGGGTTCTGATGTAGGGCAAGCCATACGCACATGTTCTTATCCTCGGCAAGGCTTGCCAATTCATCAAGTATCTGAGTGCCGCTCTCTTCGTCGTTAATACTTGCAAGCAGGTCGCGCAATCCGTCAACGAATACGATGTCAGGTTTCAGCATCTCGACGGCTAACTTGATAAGCTGGTAGCGTTGCCGGTAAGGTTTAACGTCGCTGTCCTTTGGCATGTTCTTTAGCCATAGAACGTGAAAGCGGTCATCCGGCATCGGTTGCTTCATGTCCCAGTCAACCAGCCAGTGTACTCGCCTCAATACCTTGGCACTGCTCAGCTTCTCCATCTCGGTATCTACATACAGAACCTTTGGCTTATGCCCCAGGAACTCTATTGTACGTTGCGGAACGTGCAACCCTGGCAGATAGTCCTGTGTTCGCTGTATGCCGTCGCCAAGTATTGCCGCCATGAGCTGAGTAAGTACGAACGACTTACCATTCTTCTTCTGTCCGCTTATAGCAGCCAGACCGCCAACCTTGCTGAACGGTACGCCGTTGTATTCCAGCATACAATATGGCTCGGGGTAATCCTCGCGCGGGTCAAGCAGATAAGGCCTCAGTTGTTCAATCGCCAACTGATCGGCTGTCTTCAGCTGCGGTAATTTATCCTCTCCACTCATAATCTCGTGATAATATAATTTCTTTCAGTTCCTTTTTCCTTCGCTTGATGTCTTCCTCTAATTGCCTTGCCTTGTACTTGTTCCCGTATCGCTTACTTTCGTTGTAAGCAACTCGCAGCCAGAGGATTTCATTTATACCCTTGCGGATTTTCTCGCGCCATTGCCTCTCATCGGCAAATGCCTTGCACTCGAATACTTGCTTTCCCTGATAGGATCCGTTCACGCTTGTTATGTCGTCGGATTCATACTCCATGAATTCCAACTGTACTAATTCACACATTGCGCAGCCCTCCTTCTCGCTTTATTCCTTCGACGTATAATATTGCCTATATCTTCTCGCAATATTCTGTGCAATCCCAGCTTCTTCTTCCTGTGCTGGATGGCCCTCACTGTCCTGTGCATAGACCTCGCTATATCAGCCAACGGCCTCCTCTTTTCGTGCAATTCCTTAAGCACTTGGTCATCGTATTCCGACCACGGTTTACACCCGTATTCATATACCTTCATAGTTCCTATATATTATGTTTGTTGTAATCGTAAAAAATAGGCACTCCGCTGAGTGCCTGGGTAACAAAAATTCCTGATGACGCAACCTTCGCATGCAGCTAACATCACAGTGTAAAATAATTAATCAACTCATAAAAATGAAAACAGGACAAGCGGCATCTCCCATGTGGCTTGTCCATAAAATAAATGTACTCGTAATGAGAAAATAAGGTAATGTTTTACTTTCTGTATTTGCTTCCCTCTGAGTTAGGGGCTTGGGACCCTCATAGCTTTTCCGTCGCATTCTTGCGGCGGCTTCTATGGCCGCATTAAAGCATAACAGTTCTGGAGGGGCTTTCCTTCCTTTCACATCTGATTACTCGCTGCTGATACCCAGGCCCTCTGTTTGCCTGTTAGTGTT